TGAACAATACAAAAAAGACAATGGTCAGGAGTGGGTATTTTATGCTCTGAGCGTAAGATCCTACGAAACTCTCTCACTTAATATTGCAGAGATCCGACGATTCTTGCAACAACAACAAGCAATCATAGCCTACTACGAAGGCGCCATCCAGCGCAAACCCAAAGAAGAAGAAATCTCAGAAAAAGATTGACTTTCTTCTCGTCAAGAGGTATAATACCCGTTCTAAAAAATACGGGGGTGATATATACTATTACCTCCCGATAAAACGCACACCATGGAAAAGTAGATGCCCGTCAAAATTGATAAAAAGAAAGATAGTCTCCTCGCTGAATACGCAGTAGGAATGTTACAAGACTTTTATTTACGTGATTATGAGAAGAGTCCCCAAGAGGGATTCAAAAGGGCATCAGAAGCATGGTCTAAGTATCGGGGCCAAATGGACGAAGATCTTGCACAGAGGTTGTACGATTATGTGTCTAATAAGTGGTTCATGTTCGCGTCTCCGGTTCTATCCAATGCTCCGAATGGCACCAAGAAAGACAAGGGAATGCCTATCTCTTGCTTCCTCACTTATGTACCCGACACCCTCGAAGGTCTAATCGGACACTCATCAGAACTCAGATGGTTGTCTGTATATGGTGGTGGTGTCGGTGGTCATTGGTCTGATGTAAGAACGGTATCAGATATCGCGCCTGGCCCCATGCCCTTCCTACACACAGTAGACGCAGACATGATTGCGTATCGTCAGGGTAAGACTCGTAAGGGTTCCTATGCTGCGTACATGGATATCCACCACCCTGACATCGTTGAGTTCATGAATATGCGTATTCCTACAGGTGATGTACAACGCAAGGCATTAAACCTACATAACGCAATCAATATCACCGATGAGTTCATGGAGGCGGTTCATGCGAATGCCGAGTTTGGATTACGCGATCCAAAAGATGATTCGGTAAAAGAAACTATCAATGCACGTAAACTGTGGGAGCGTATCCTTGAGATTCGATTCCGTACAGGCGAACCCTACCTAAACTTCATTGATACTGCAAATGCATCTTTACCACAGTCGTTGAAAGATCGTGGATTGAAGATTCATGGATCTAATCTATGTAATGAGATTCATCTACCGACAAGCGCGGATCGTACTGCGGTATGTTGTTTGTCAAGTCTAAACTTGGAGTACTACGATGAGTGGAAAGATACGAGTATTATTCGTGATCTCATTACTATGCTTGACAACGTCTTGCAGTTCTTTATCGATGAAGCCCCAGATACAATACATCGAGCAAAATATAGTGCAGAACGCGAACGATCTATCGGACTTGGGGCGATGGGATTCCACAGCCTACTTCAGAAGCACGGCGTTGCATGGGAGTCTGAGGCTGCGAAGGAAATCAATCAAGTTGTCTTTCGACATATCAAAGAAGAAGCCGACAAACAAACTGAACTTCTCGCCGAACAAAGAGGAGAATATCCTGATGGAGTGGGAACTGGCAGACGCAATGCACACTTGCTCGCTATCGCCCCGAATGCGTCCAGTGGTGTTATCCTGTCCACCTCTCCGTCTATCGAACCCCTGAAGGCAAATGCGTACACACATAGGACACGCGCCGGATCTTTCCTTGTAAAGAATAAATACTTGACACAACTCTTAGATGAGAAGGGTCAAAACAACGAATCGACTTGGACATCAATCATTACCAAGAAGGGTTCGGTACAACACCTTCCCTTCCTTAATGAAGGAGAGAAGGCGATCTTTAAGACAGCAGATGAACTTGACCAAAACTGGGTGGTTACACACGCAGCAGAACGTCAACCATTTATCTGTCAGGGTCAGTCGGTGAATCTATTTTTCCCCGCTGGAGCCGAGAAGTCATATGTCAATAAGGTGCATCTGAAAGCATGGAAGGAAGGACTCAAGGGTCTATACTACTTGCGTACAGAGGCAAAACAAAGAGCAGAGAACGTATCCGAGAAAGTAGAACGTGTCGCACTCCAAGGTGATATGCGTACTATAGTCTATGGAAAGGATGATTGCCCATACTGCGCTATGGCAAAAGAAGAGTTGACATTGAGAGGAATCCCATTTGACTATATTGACCTGAAAGAAATCGGAAAGACTGCTGCCGAGGTCACTGGTCGTGGAGTCAAGACTGTACCACAGATCTACCTAGAAGGTGAGTATGTGGGTGGTTGGGAAGAGTTGATGAAACATTTAGACGAACCACACGAAACTGAAGAGGGTGATGAATGCATCGCCTGTGAGGGGTAAAAAATAGATGGCACTACTAGAGTTCAGTAAAACTTACAAACCGTTTCAATATCCTTGGGCGGTAGAACTAGTAAAGAAGCACGAAGAGGTTCACTGGGTTGAGGATGAGGCAGAACTATCTGAGGATATCCAAGACTGGAGAACCAAACTGACCGAAGAAGAGAAAGAGTTCATCACCCAAGTACTGCGGCTGTTCACTCAGTCTGATGTACAGGTTGGAGAAAACTATCACGAGTTGTTGATTCCTCGTTTCAAAAACAACGAAATCCGTAATATGTTGTCCTCATTTGCAAACCGTGAAGGTGTACACCAACGTGCCTATGCATTGTTGAATGATACCTTGGGTCTGCCTGATGAAGAACACCATGCATTCCTTGAGTACAAGGAGATGGCAGATAAGATTGACTTCATGAAAGAGGGAGACATCAATAACCTGACTGGTCTGGCACTGGTGTTGGCACAGTCTGTGTTCAACGAGGGTATGTCTCTGTTCGCATCGTTTGTCATGCTACTGAACTTCCAACGGTTCGGTAAGATGAAGGGTATGGGTACGATTGTTGAGTGGTCTATTCGAGACGAGACTCTACATGTACAGGGGAACGCAAAGTTGTTCCGCGAGTTCTGTGAAGAACGTCCCCGTGTCGTGAATGATGAGTTGAAGTCTAAGATCTATCAGATGGCCAAGAATGCTGTCAAGTTAGAAGATCGATTTATCACACTGGCATACAAATCGGGTGAGATTGAAGGTCTACCGGAGGCAGATGTAAAACAATACATCCGTCATATTGCAGACCGTAGACTCCTCCAACTTGGTTTGAAACCAAAGTTTGGTGTCAAGGACAATCCACTGTCGTGGTTGGACTGGGTATTGAATGGTGCATCCCACGACAACTTCTTTGAGAAACGTGTTACTGAGTATTCCGTTAACGGTATGGAAGGTGACTGGGGATGGGATGCTGACGAAGCCACTGCGGCATGATAGAAGATGACGAACTCCCCGTCTTTATATTAGAATGTAATCTATGTGAAAGTGAAGTTGAGGTGATAGTCAAGGACAGTGAGGAGGAACCCCAATACTGTCCTATGTGTGGAGTCTCCATACAAGACTAGCATATATACCTTTATGTGGATATATGAAGGTAAAGAGTTTGAACCAGAAGACGGATTCTTGGAGCAATACCAAGGATTCGTCTACTGCTTGACGGAGTTAAGCACTGGTAAAAAGTATATTGGTAAGAAGTTCTTCTGGAAACCCAAGATACTCCCTGTTACGAAAACAAGAAAAAGACGCAAACGAACACGAGTCCAATCGGACTGGCGTGACTACTATGGTTCCTCAGAACAGGTAAAAACTCTCGTAGAAGGGGGTCAGGAGTTCCATAGAGAGGTTCTCCGTTTGTGTCATACTAAAGGTGAGTGTTCGTATTACGAAGCAAAACTACAGTTCCAATACGATGTTCTGTTGAGTGATGAATACTACAATGAGTTTATAGGCTGCAAGATTCATGCAAAACATATTAGATCGTAACCTTATATGTGAAATATTTGCCGGTGAGGATATCGACACTCACATAAACCAGATGAAGTGGCGACTATTTGATGCGGGTGCGAAGAAGGGTGACCTTGTTACGATATCGATCATGGGAGTCAACATAAAACATGTTGGTGCAATACTTGCATGTGCTGAGATGGGACTGAGAGTATTCATTCTAGACAGTCCCGCTACCAAGGAGTCTCTGCCCTTTACCAAACTCGCACTGCATGGCCCATCCGATTACTATATTTACAGTTCTGCCGAAGACACCACTAAAATCTATAACGG